GAGAATTTGGAGTTGGAGAAGATGCTCCTGTTCCTGAAATAGAAGAAATTAAAATATTTAAATCAAATCCTCCGATTTATATTGTTTATATAGATGGTCTTCCTGTAGAGGTAGATGATCAAATTTTACATGAACCTGATAAATTTTCAATCGCATGTATGTCACAACTAGGACAACCATTACTTCCAGTTAGTAAAATTGTTTGGAGAAAAATGTTAAGGAAGTTTATGGGAGCAAACATGAAAGAAATTCCAGTTCCTGAATCTGCAAAATTAGATAATCAATTAAAAGATTTAATGAATGATTTTATTTATAGAGTTAATGCTAAAAAAATGTCGGATGTTATTAATGAATGTGCTTATAATGAAGATGGAAAAACATATTTTACAGCGTCTGGGTTTTTAGAATTTCTAAGCAAAAGCAAAACTTGGACTCTTAATAAAAATAAAACATTAAAAATGCTAGGTGATGTTTTTAAAGCTACAGAACAACCTAGATATATAGATAAAAAATCAATTAGAGTTTTTATAATGGATACGCCTAATTATAGTAGACCGGAACCAACAGAAGATCAAATAAAAGATCCATCATTTAAAGTATGACAAATAGAATAATTATTCCAGGACCTCCAGGAACAGGTAAAACACATCACTTAGTTAATTTTTATTTAAGAAAAGAACTAGAGGAATATAAAACACCAACTAATAAAATTGCATATATTACATTCAGTAATGCAGCAACTAAAGAAGCAATAAAAAGAATATCAAATTTTTTTCCTAAATATAACATGAGAAAAGATTTTCCATATGTTTCTACAATGCATGCTATGGGAAAAAAAGAGGTAGGAATGGATACAACCAATAAATTATTAGAAGGAGATAAGTGGAAATTATTTAAAAACTATTCTCAAATTTGTTTAAATATGAATTTTGATTGTAGACCAGATAGTGAGACTGGATATATAACTCATGAAAATCCACATATGAAAGTTATTGAATATGCAAGAAATAAAAAAATAGATTTATCAGAAGCAGCAATTGAATTAGATCTGCAGCATAGTTTAAACTTATACATAACAGAACAAATTAATTTAGATTTAAATGTTTTTAAAAAACACACAGGAATGATTGAGTTCTGTGATATGATAAAACAGTTTGTTGAGAAAGATAAATGTCCTCCACTTGACGCAGTCTTTCTTGATGAAGCACAGGATCTGAATCCTCTGCAATGGGACATGTTCAAATACATTGAATCAAAATGTAAGAGATCATACGTTGCAGGGGATGACGATCAAACTATTTATAGTTTTCAAGGTGCTGATCCTAGTATATTTATAAAGTTAGATGGTAAGGAAGATGCAAGAGTAACTTCACGAAGAGTTCCACGGAAAGTTCATGCAGTTGCAATTAATATTTTAAGTAGAATAAAAAATAGAAGAGAAAAAGAATGGCTTCCAAGAGATGCCGAAGGAGAAGTACATTGGAATGAAAGAATAGAAAACATAGATCTTTCAAAAGATAAATGGATGATTTTAACTAGAACAAATCATATGTTAGTTCCAATAAAAGATTATTTAGTAAAATTAGGACTTAGGTTTATTTCTAAAAAAAATGAACATTTACCAGAGAATGTTTTAGAAACATATAGAACATGGGTTAGATTAAACAAAGGAGAAGTAGTTACAGCGGATGATGCAAAAGATTTATATAAAATAGGATTAAATTTTAATCTTAAACATTTTGTTAAAGGTCATGCAAATGGAAAGTCCATAGAGGAAGATTTTGTTAGTCTTAAAGATTTAAAAGAAAAACATGGATTATTAATAGAAGGAGATTGGAAACAATTAGATTTTAATGAACCTGTAAAACATTACATTAGTAATTTATTATATAGAGGTGACGATTTGTTTTCAGAACCTAGAATTAAAGTATCTACAATACACGGTGTAAAAGGAGAAGAGTGTGACAATGTTATTTTATATCCTTGTATAACCGATAAAATACGTAACAAAGCATTAAAACATCCTGATGCTGAATACAGAGTATTTTTTGTAGGTGTAACACGAACAAAAGAGAACTTATACATTATGCGTTCTCAAAACAAACATCAATATAGAATAGGAGAAATAATACGATGACGAATAAAGCTTTTTTTAAACAAATAGGCGGGAAACATTATAAAAAAATGAAAATTCAGCCATCTGTTTTTATTAACGAAAACAGTTTACCTTTTGCGGAAGGTAATGCAATTAAATATATTTGTAGACATAGGTTGAAAGGTAAGAAGGAAGATATATTAAAAGCAATTCATTATTTAGAAATGATAATAGAAAGAGACTACAATGTTTAGTTGGAAAAAAACTGCAATATTTGATTTGGGTTTATTTACCTGCATGTGTGTATTTCTATTTTTAATTATGGTATTATAAACAATGTACGAAGCAGAGAAAGAATGGATTTGTCCTGAGAATTTTCCAAGTTTAAAAGGCTACAGTCACGTAGCAATTGACTTAGAAACAAAAGATCCTGGACTTAAGTCTATGGGATCTGGAGCAATCAGAGGACATGGTAATATTGTAGGAATTGCTGTTGCTGTTGAAGGATGGTCAGCTTATTATCCAATCGCTCACGAAGGTGGTGGCAATATGGATAAAGATAAAGTTATGGCATGGATCAAAGAAGTTTGTGCTGCACCTAACGTTAAATTATTTCACAACGCAATGTATGACGTATGTTGGCTTCGAGCAGCGGGCGTCAAGATATATGGAAAAATAATTGATACTATGGTTATGGCTTCTTTACTTGATGAAAATAGATTGTGGTATACTTTAAATAGTATTGCATTTGATAAATTAGGTAAAACAAAAAATGAAACAGCTTTAAATGAAGCTGCGCAGTCTTGGGGGATAGATCCTAAATCTGAAATGTATAAACTTCCAGCGATGTATGTTGGAAACTATGCTGAAAAAGATGCTCAATTAACATTAGAATTATACACAGTTTTAAATAAAGACATACAGCTTAATAAATTAAATAATATATTTGAATTAGAAACAGATTTATTCCCATGTCTAATTGATATGAAATTTAAAGGTGTAAGAGTTGATATAGAAAAAGCACAACAATTGAAACGACAATTAGTAAAACAAGAGAATGAACTATTATTAAAAATAAAACAAGAAACAGGGATAGAACCCCAGATTTGGGCAGCAAAAAACATTGCAGAAATTTTTGATAAGCGAGAATTAAAGTATGAAAGAACCGAGAAATCATCTGCACCTTCCTTTACAAAGAATTTTTTATCTGAACATAAAGACCCTATAGTTCAAATGATTGCAAAAGCAAGAGAAATAAATAAAGCACATACAACTTTTATAGATACAATTTTAAAGTTTACTCATAAAGGAAGAATACATGCTGACATCAATCCAATAAGATCAGATCAAGGTGGAACTGTTACAGGTAGATTCTCGTATGCAAATCCTAATCTCCAGCAGATTCCAGCGAGAAACAAGGAACTAGGGCCTATGATTAGATCTTTATTCTTACCAGAAGTAGATCATAAATGGGGTTGTTTTGACTATTCTCAACAAGAACCAAGACTTGTTGTACATTTTGCTGCAGAAAATGATTTAATTAAAAATGATAAATCTATTAAAGAAATTATACAAAAATTTAAAAACAATGATGTAGACTTTCATAAAATTGTTGCAGATATGGCAGGTATATCAAGAGATCAAGCTAAAACAATTAATCTTGGTTTGTTTTATGGAATGGGAAAAGCAAAATTACAAGCTGAACTTGGTTTATCAACAAAGAATGAAGCAGAAGAATTATTTAATCAATATCATGAAAGTGTTCCTTTTGTTAAACAATTAATGTTAGCGACTATAAACGAAGTAAATGACAGTGAAACAGGTTCAATTAAAACTATCTTAGGAAGACAATGTAGATTTAATAAATGGGAAGTAAATATATTTAAACGTGGTACAATGAATACTTTATTCAATACAAAAGAAGAAGCTCAAGCTCAGTTTATAAAAGAATGGGTGGAAATGTATCCTGCTGCAATAAAAGAAAAAATAATACCAAAGGTAAAAAGATCTTTAACTTACAAAGCTTTAAACAAGTTGATTCAAGGATCAGCAGCTGATATGACTAAGAAAGCAATGTTAGATTTGTATAAAGAAGGAATTGTTCCTCATATACAAATACATGATGAGTTAGATATTTCTGTTATAGATGACAATCAAGCAAAAAAGATTGT